TGATGTAATATCTTCAGATTTAGCAAACTGTACTCTTTACGCTCCGGGTGGTTACATAGATGTGGCTGCTAAAAATGAGTTAACTATGACAAATAGACCACACAGTTTGATAGGTGATACTTCTGAAGGTTATGAATCAGATGTAGAATTAGACTTTTCTTTTACACCAAGAAGTAATAGTGCTACGAATTACACACCAGTTTCTTCAGCATCAGCGCAACCTAATACTCCACCGGGGATTGTTTTATCTTCCCATACCGTAAAAGAAAACCACAGTAGTGTTTTTCATAAGATGTTAATTATACCAAATAAAATGGGTAAAATAAAAACATTAACCGATAAAGATACATATTTTAGAAGAGAGCCTAGCACTATCATCAGTGGTCCTTCTAATGGACAATTCGATATAGGTACAACTCCTTCTAATACTCCAATACATGAGTTCTTTGATATTATAGATAATCATGTTACTAATGAAGATTCAGCCTACAATCTAAGATTTTTTATCCAACCAAGTGATAGAAAAAGATTCAATCAATTATATAATTTAAGAACTGTTGCTAGTGATGTAGAAGAACCTAATTTTATTAGAATGCTATTTTTGATGTCAAAAGGTAGAATTAGTAGCATATCTGAAAAAGAGAATGGTGGTAAAACTAGTTCAGTAATAACTGCTTTTGGTGTAAATGAAAGTTCTACAAATCAGATTGTATCTAAGGTTGGTACAGGTAGCCCTGATTCACATATTGTAAAAGAAATAGAGCCTAACTCACCAGTAGTTACAGTTTCTTTAGGTGGGTTAGGTCAAGGTGGTAATGACATAAAACCTTCATATGACCCAAGTCTCTTATCCCGTTTACCGTTTTCTACACAAAGAGCATATCATGTACAAACCGTTTCCGCAACTTATTCTAGTAATACTGGTGTACTAAATATCAAGCCGTTAAATAACAAATCTCCAGATATGGCTAGTTGGGGGACATATGGTTTCGCTAAAAAAGGTAGAATATATTTAGAAGATGGTAGTAGTGCTTTGTACGATTCTAAAAACGGAACTAGTTTTACTTTTTCTGATAACCCTGCTCCTGCTGAAACTTTACAAAAATATTTAGATTCTAATGGTAATCTTTATTCTACTTTTGAAAATTGGTTAAAAGGTATAGGTCAAACTAGTGGGGTTACCCTATCTTCAACAGCCACACCATTATCTTTCACAGTAGGCTCTGACCCGAATTATGATACGGATTCACTATCTAATGATGGAACTACAATAAATGATAGAATGATACAAGCCGCGTCTGATGTCAATCATGATTATCAATTAGGCACACAGTACGCTAGTACTAGGGCTTTGGTAGAATTACCAGTATTTCAGAATCAATTATTTTCTAACGATGAAAAAGGAATCTATGTTGGTAAAGATAATTCTTTTAAATTTCATATTGATGCTACCTATACAGCCCATTCTTGGAATCCTTCTCCTGTAGGTAAAAGACCGGGTAAGTCTTTCAATAGTGATAGAACTAAAATGTCAGCATATAATTTTAAAGCGGCTACAGAAGAAAATCAAGAGTTTGTAACTCATGTAACTAAGGAATTAGTTGTGAATGGTTCAAATTTAGAATTGTATGTTGGTAATGTAAATCACTTTCCTGCATCAGACGCTACAGCAAATACTACCGTGTACTCTGGTAATTATCAAAATCTTCAATATGTCCCTAGATTTAGAAGAATATTTTTGAAAAGTGGCGCTTGGGCGCTTTACAATAATAATCCTGTTAGTGACGGATTTTTACAAATACCTGATGAGCCTTGGGCGGCTTCTACAAGATTTAGAAATGAAGTACAAGTAGATTCTGCTATTTATTTAGGGACTTTTTCTATTGATAATAATTTATTTCCCATAGGTAATGAACCGTATACGCCTAGTGTCGGATTTGAAAATAGAAGCGATTACTACTTTGATTCCGCAAGTGTAAAAACACAAGGTGGTAATGTAGATTATGGCTTGAGACAATATGTGAGCGCTGTAGAATTTAAAGCAGGACCAGAGTCAAATCCTCATGCTAAAAAAATAAAACCTAGAAGAGCATCCTCTGTAATTCAAAGTATTGCCTCTGTTGTAAAAGATAATGATGGGAGTGATGGGATGGGGATTGCAATAGTAACTTTACCTGAAGAGGATGTTGAGTTATTCCCAGACTTTGGCTATGA